AACGTTGGCAACATGTCGGCTGTTATCGGCATCCGCACTGCTAAAGGGCTGGTCATCATTGACGAGATCTCAGGCGCCCATGACACTGATGCCTTAGCGCAGGAAATCCGCAGGCGATACCCTGATCACCGCATCTACGCATATCCAGATGCATCAGGCGGTAATCGCAGTACCAATGCAGCGCAAACCGACATTCAAATCCTTGAGCAGTATGGTTTCAGTAATCAATCACCCAAAAGCAACCCGATGGTCCGTGACCGTGTTGCAGCAGTGCAAGCGCTACTAGAAAATGGCAAAGGTCAAGTCAGGCTTACCATTGCAGCCAGTTGCCGCAAGGTGATCGAGTGCCTAGAGCTGCAAAGCTACAACGAAAAAGGTGACCCCGATAAGGAAGGTGGCTATGACCACATGAACGACGCACTTGGCTACGTCATCTGGCGTGAATTTAACCCACTTCATGCAGGTGCTGGACGTGGGACCGGCGTAAGGCTATATTAGAGCCGCCCACCATTCACTACTCAAATGCTTACTGGTGCTGAACTGCTCGCTAAAGTCAAGGAGCTTGGCGACTGCAATAAATCCGATCTGGTACGTGGTTGCGGCTACGTGTCCATTCAAAAGGATGGCAGCGAACGCTTGAACTTCACAGCCTTCTACGAGGCACTGCTACAGGCTAAAGGTGTCAGCTTGACTGCTACCAAAAAAGCAGGCCGCAAACTTAGCTACAAGACTAAGGTGCAATTTAATGGCAACCTGATGGTTGGTAGCGCATACATTGCCGAGGCATTTAAGCCAGGTGATGAATTTGAGATCAAGGTAAGCCGCAACAGCGTTACACTGGTTGCAGCATGACATAAGAGATGTACACGGGTTTTAACTTCTACGACCGGCCTACGGCAGAGCGTAAGGTCACCCGTGTGCAGGATGCAAATACCGCATGGTATGCGCAGGAGATGCATTGGATTCTGATTGAGGATCTGATGCAAGGCACATATGGTATGCGGCGGAAACACCGCCGCTACCTGCCGCAAGAACCCCGCGAGCTGGATGAGTCATATGACAACCGCCTAGCACGCAGCGTGGTGCCGCCGTATTACCAGCGACTGGAGCGGTTGCTAGCTGGCATGTTGACACGCAAGCCAGTGCGGTTGGTGGATACCAGCGACACCATCACCGAGCAGCTATTTGACGTTGACCTGAACGGCAATGACCTAAACGTATGGACCTACGAAACTGCACGCAAGATGGTGCGTTATGGTCACGTTGGCACACTGGTAGATGCACCGCAAGATGGCGGCAGGCCATACTGGTGTACATATACACCTCGCCAGATTTTGGGCTGGCGCACTGAAGCAAAAGAAGGTAAGCAAGAGCTGACTATGCTCCGGCTGCAGGAAGTTGCCAGTATTCCTGATGGTGACTATAGCGAAAAAATAGTCGAGCAGGTGCGTGTGTTGATGCCAGGTGAATATCAGATTCACCAAAAGGATGATAAAGGCGACTTCCGCATCATTGATGAAGGCCGCACCAGCCTTAGCGAGATTCCATTCAGCATCGCCTATGCCAATCGTGTTGGCTTCATGGAGTCACGGCCACCGCTGGAAGATATTGCAGAACTGAACCTAAAGACTTATCAGATCCAATCAGACCTCGACAACCAACTGCACATCTCAGCAGTGCCAATGCTGGCATTTTATGGCTTCCCATCAAGTGCTGAGGAAGTATCCGCTGGTCCTGGCGAAGCGATTGCATTTCCTGCTGAAGGTCGCGCTGAGTACATCGAACCAGGTGGCACCAGCTTTGAATATCAATTCAAGCGGTTGGAGCAGCTTGCATTGCAAATCAATGAACTTGGTCTATCGGCAGTACTCGGCCAGAAGCTAACAGCAGAAACTGCTGAAGCCAAACGCATTAACCGCAGCCAAGGTGATAGCACCATGATGGTAATTGCGCAGAATATGCAAGACATGATCGACAACTGCTTGCAATTTCACGCGCAGTACCTTGGTCAAAATGAAGCAGCCGGTAGCTGTCATGTCAACCGTGACTTTATGGGTACTAGGCTTGACCCGCAGGAAATCAACAGCCTGTTGCAGCTTTACACTGCAGGTACCATCACTCAAGAAACCTTGCTGCAGCAGTTATCTGATGGTGAGGTGCTTGGTGATGATTTTAATGTTGAGGAAGAACTGGAGGCAACTGCAAATGCGGGGATGGACCTACAACCTGCTCGACAGCCTGATCAGTTGGTTAATCAACCTAGCAATGATGATCGAACCGAAGAAGCCACGGAAGCAGGAGCTTGACTATCACGTCAGTAACTTGCCAGATGAAATCTTGGCAATTGTCCGTGTGAGTTGGTACATCGATGGTAAACCAGATGAGATAGATGAAATGGTATTGCTAGAAGACGGCCAAAATGGATATGATGCATTTGCTGCTGTTGTGCAACGTGCATTAGATAAGGGTGCAAATGTAAGCATCCGGTCAGCATATAATCCAGCAGATTTAGGCATTCTGGTATGAGCACACCGGAGTCGTTATATCGCAATGCAATAGACCTAAACCGCTACAGCAACTCTGTAGCTAGGCGGGTGATCAATGCATATAACGACATCATTATTGATGCTGCCAACCAATTGCGCACCATTGATGAGTTGGCTGCACCAGTTAAAGCGGCACGGCTGCGGGCAATACTGGCGCAACTTAAAGACTCGCTTAACACCTGGGCAGGTGATGCAAGTGAGCTGATGGTGCCAGAGCTGCAAGGATTAGCAGAGTTGCAATCAGAATTTGTTACTGAACAACTACGCCGTGCATTGCCGGCTGGCAGCCGCGATGCAGTACGCACCGTAGAAATCAGTCCGCAATTTGCACAAAGCGTCGTCACCACTGATCCAACGCAGATCAATGTGGTGGCATTATCGGATGATCTATTTGCTGCAGTGCAAGGTGCACCGCAGACATTCAGCCTTACCGCTGCTCAAGGTGCCACCATCACGCTACCTAATGGTGAGGTGGTCACTAAGGCATTTCGCGGTATTGCTGTTGATCAAGCAGAGCGGTTTAGCCAAGTGGTGCGGCAAGGGTTATTGACAGGTGAAACCACACCAAGCATCGCCAAGCGGTTGATTGGTAACTTGCAATTTGGCGAGGAAGCTAAAACTGTGCGGCAACTTATTGCAGCAGGTGGCCAAGCTACTGCTGTAGCTGATAACCAAGTGATGGCATTAGTACGCACCAGCATCAACCAAGTGGCTAATACCGCCAGCCAGCAGGTGTATGAAGCAAATCAAGACATCACCAAGAAATATCGATACGTTGCCACGCTGGATACTAGGACTAGCGCAAGGTGCGCAGCACTTGATGGCCAAGAGTTTGAATATGGCCGTGGTCCAATGCCGCCGCAGCATTTCAACTGCCGATCGACGACAGTGCCAATTATCGACCCAGACATCCTGCCGCCATCAACAACAGCCACACGCGCTAGTAAAGATGGCCAAGTGCCAATCAATACTACATATGGCAAATGGCTTTATGAAAAGATGCCAGGCGAATCTAAGGCAGATGTTCTTGCTCGTCAGCAACAGGCGTTAGGCAGCAAAGCGCCATACTTCCGTAGATTGGCGGATAAATACGGCCCCGATGCAGCCATCGCCAAGCTGGTCCGTGGTGATGGCGCAGAGGTAACCTTAGAGCAGCTCCGCAAACGATATGGACCTGCCTAAACTGATCACAGTTGCTGGATGGCGTCATGCCGCTTAAGAAGTCAATCGCAGCCAACATAAAAGAGGAGATGAAAGCCGGCAAACCGCAAAAACAGGCGGTTGCTATTGCCTACGCAAAAGCCGGTAAAAGCCGCAAGGGTAAGAAAAAACGATGATCACCTACCGCGGCGAACAATTTAGCGGCTACAACAAGCCAAAGCGGACGCCTAAGCATCCAAGGAAATCGCACGCGGTATTGGCCAAAGAAGGTGACACCATCAAGCTGATACGCTTTGGTCAGCAAGGCGTTAGCGGCAGCCCGCCACGTGAAGGTGAATCAGCCGCAGCAAAGGCGCGTCGCGCATCATTTAAGGCTAGACATGCCAGCAATATTGCCAAAGGTAA